TTCAAAAATTCTGTCTCCGAGTGGAAAATATATCAAATCCCCTTCTTTTGGTCTTGTAGATAATTTAATATTTGGTATATTTTCTATCAATGGTGAAATGTAAGTTTTAAATCTTTCTCTAGAAATTATCAAATTAATTTCATTTAGTGCTTGTATTCCAAATTTAGATAATATTGTTGTATTATCACCATAACCTTCAAAATTATCTAAATAAGCTTCTATTGGATATGCATTTGAGAATTCAGACTCAATAACTTCTCTAATTACTTTTTTTTCGGTGATGTACTTTCGTGGAAGATAATAAACTTCAATACCATACATTCTCAATTGTTCATTGATCAAGTCCTGTATGAGACCTTGTTCTGATTTTGATCCCTGGAGAAAAAATGGATTTAACATAAATTAACCAATCATGTCTAATGGTGGAAGTTCATAAGTGTTTGACATTTTTTCCATCAAAATATCAATTTCTTTTTGGGCATCATCATACATTTGTCTTCCATTTAACTCCACTCCTCCCGGAAGTTTAACTCCAGTAAATTTCATCATATTTTGTCCCCATTGTCTTTTAATAAGAGAAGTTAAATATGGTTTTATAAATGAATCATTCCAAACTCTAGAATAATCATTTGGGTCTAAAGTTGAATAACAATCTATAATAAAATAATGATTTTCTGTTACTGACCCCCAATCAATATCCAAATACAATCTATCTTGTCTTTTGTTGAATCTTATTTGCTTTTGTGTATTTAATAAGAAATCTAAATCTTCCAAGTAAGTTTTTACCATTGCATAACTTAAAAGTTCAGTAGTTCCCCAATAATAAACGTCATTTAAAAATAATTGATATTTTACACTAAACATATTATGAGTGATTGTATTAGATCCATCAAAAGTAAAAATTTTATTTACGCCTATAACATTAGGTGGAACTTGTAAATAATTGCTATTTTCTTCATAAGAAAAAGTAGTAGCAGTTCCTACTATACTAGTTGTTACGCTAGTTGTTGCAATACCTACAGAGTTTTCATTTAAACCTCTTGCCCGTCCTCTAGCGATGTCTTGTGCTGTTACTTTATACTTATAGAATGTGGGATAAACTCCATCAAAATGCCGTTCTTGAAAAAATTGTACAGCATCATCTACCAAGTCTTCAATTTGTTCATCTGCAACATTTATCTCTAAAACTGGCGCACCAAGTTTTCTTTTGCAATAATCTATTAGTTCTTGCCTGGTAGATGGTTGTGCCATTTTTATTACCTCTTAAAAATATTTATGAAAAATTAATAAACGAAAGATTTGATATAACCTCTTGCTGTTTCAGATATAACTTATAATAACATTTTGCAATATCTTTTAGTTTATCAGCATTATCAATAGAATCTATTTCTGAGCAATATTTAAAGTACTCAAAACTTTTACTCAAATTATCTAACTTAATTTCGTCAGGATTCATTTATTAAACTCCTCAATAAAAATTTTATCTCATTAATATCATTTTTAATATTATTTAAATCATTTTCAAATTCCTTCATTTTTTTATTTTCATTATCCTTATCCATTTTCATAGATAAGTATCTTTGATATTCGTTTATGTTTGTGTTGATAATAGAATTTGTTGTAATATCTCTTACCAAATCACTGTTATCCTTTACTTTAATATATTTCATAATTTATGCTAGGGCAAGAACTCTTAGATTTTTAATTCTAGGAACATGAACTTGATTGGTAGATGTTCCTATTAATTTTATTCTAAAATAACGGAATGAAGGTAGATTATTTGCTGTAAATGTATGTTCTCTAAAATCAACATCATTAAATCCAAGCACTGTTGATGGTGCAATATAGTCATCAGGAAGTCCGTCACTATTTTCAAAATTTATAACTTCTTTATATTTGTTCAAATTCAAATATCCTGGGAAAGGTATGAATATTGGAGAAAAATTCGGATTATCACTAATCGCATAAAAAGCACGAACATTTGAATCTGGGGTTAAGTGTGCATCTAATATAATTTTTATTGAGGATGATGAAGTCTCCAGTTGAACCTCTTTAGAAATATATTTAAATGAAGTTGGATCATCAACTGCACTATTTACTCTGCTATCTGAAGAGTAGTCGGTTATAATATTATTAACTCTATTTGTGACTAGGGTGATAGATGATGCCCTAGCATCGATTGTAGGACTCAGTAAACTATTATTTGATGACAGATCAATTCTTAAATTAAAAGATTTCTCATTAAGTAAGTTCTCAACTTCATTTACATCAGAACAGATAAGTCTTGGTGAATTTAAATTGTTGTTTTCATATATTGAGATAGGTTCAAAACCTACATCTAAGAACGAGGATTCATTTCCACTTATACTTGTTCCCTGTATTGTCTTAATAGATCCACTTATTGCTGTTCCGTTTACTGTAGTATTTGGAATAATTGGTTCAATTAATTCAAATTGTATATTATTAGATGCCGAAATATCTGAACCCCCAGCAGATTTAGTTTCATTGATATAGAGTTTTGGTAAAGATGTTTCTACAGATCTATCAATTCCATCCGAAGACATATCAAGTTTAATGTGATATGAATCTAATGTTATTGGTTCATTGATAATTGAGGTATCCACCGTGGATAATTCATGTTGCTTATTAATTCTTCTTAATGAGATTCCTCCCAATTCATACTTATATACTGGCGTTCCAATATCATAATCCTTTTCAGGTGCTGTCAATATTCCATTAATTTGTCCATTAGAAACTGATTCATAAGGTATTACCTCATTTCCAATTAAAAGATAACCAGGATTTGTTGAAGCAACGCCAACATTTTCAAAAGTTTGAAACACACTAGAACTGTCTACATATATCGAATCACCTGAAGATATAGAACTAGCAGTAATTTTTTGTGATAATTTTGTTGGTACAATATCACTCTCAACTCCAGAGATAATTAAATGATTCTGTGGTGAATGCATTCCATGATTTTTTTGATTGACCTTTATATGCAATCCATCCGAAACAGTAATCAAATTACTAACTGCTATATTTAAGTTTACAGTTGAACCAACATTATTTTTATATTGCAATGACGGTGATCCGGAAACAATGAAATCGCCTTGAACATTATCAAGTATTATTTCATTTATTGTTGATATACTAGAAATTGAAACTCTTGCTCCATATCCTACATTTAGAGATCCTATGGAGGAAATTCCTAGCACATCTCCAATTTTATAACCAACTCCTCCATTTACAATTGTTGCTATACCAACTTCACCATCAACTATTGTTACATTAGCAGTTGCATTTCTTCCATCTCCAGAAATAGATTCTAAATTGACATTATTGAAAATAAATGTTCCAGATGATGGAGTGTATCCTATTCCAGGATTAATTAAAGTTAATTGCCCAAAAGCAGATCCAGCACTGCCAACATAATTTCCAGTTCCTTTTGAATTTGACTGTAAAACAGTGTTTCCTATTACCAACCCAGAATTACTGGGCAAGGAGGATGCTAAACCAACTCTAACCTTTCTAGAATTGAGTATAACTGAATCTGGAGATAATTTTTTAGAATACTTTAGAGTTTGGTTTGTAAGTTTTGGATTATAGAAATTAACAAATCCAGATCTAACAAAATTTGCACACCAGAGTTGATACTTCAAATCTTCCCATTGACTAGGCTCCCATGTAGTTCCATTTTGTGATTTGAAAAGTGATCCAAAATCTTCTTGATTTGATACAAAGGAATTTGTAATTAAATCATTTTCATTAACTCTTGAAATGAATACAGAATAATCTGGGGATTGTGACAATAGGCAAATAGCATAATCTTTGTTTCCTTCCAAATAAATTGGGCGCTTAAATACAAATTCTGTACCTAAAGATCCATCACTTGAAATGTTTATTTCTGATGGTAATTTGGAAACTTGAGAACCATCTAAAATATAATCTGATGGGTTTGGTCCCCCAGACACTGTTCCATTTGTTATAGGTCTGATTTCCAGATCTACAGTAAGACCATCAGTTGAAGGAACTGAATTAAAGTAAATAACACATTTGGTTAAAAATACTCCTTTTGCTCCAACTGAGAATGATTGTGCTAGTGGATCTCTCGCACAAATTTTTGCACCTTCTTGTCTAAGTGCTCTTACTATTTGATTACCGGATTGTTCTGTTATATTTCCACCAGATGTCCTTTGAATATCAATTCCAAGTTGTCTTGCTGTTTCAGATATATTTCTAGGTAGTCCTACACTAGCCGCTGCATCACCTAACCTTTCTCTAGCAGCCTGAGCATAAACAGGTCCGTCATAATTAATCTGGACGGTTGGTGCAGGTGCAGCAGGTGTTGGGGGGGGTGGAGGAGGTGCAGCAGGTGTTGGTGCAGGTGTTGGTGGAGGAGAATAAGTGTAAACTGGAGGTGGAGGTGGAGGTGGAGTGTTATCTACTCTAGTATTAGATACCGTCTCTTGTGTTACATCCTTATCTAATATCCTTTCTTGGGACGATCCAGTTTCTAATATTTCCTTTGATGCTAATTTATAAGATCTTGTTGAAATTGTAGTTGGTTGAACTGTTTCGACAAAACCACTAGCAGTAAAGTTTTCTTGAGCATCTGTAGATACTCTGTCAGTTAATTTAAATGTTTTTGTTCCTGTTGAAAATTTATTTAAAGAATTATTTGCAGGATATATGAAGAAACTTCCAAGAACATTAGAACTATAATCTACTTTCAATCTTGTTCGAAGAACTCTTGCCTTTGCTTTTGAAGTAACTCCTTCCAGAATCATATCGGGTAAAATAATACCTCCATATCCAAGAGTCCCGACATCAGACAAGATGTAAGTGTCTATGTTCAAAATGCCTGAGGTTTCACTGTAGTCATTTGAAATTTCTTCCCCAGTATAAGGGTTAAATTTGAAATATGTTTTAAAATCATTTTGATTTATAACTCTATGAGGTCCAGATTTATGTCTTGGGTGACATACTCGAACTGTTGCACGGTGCTCCAAAGAACTTCCATTATTAAAACTAGCGATAACATCTTCACCAATAGTAAATTTACCAGTACCCGAAATCATTTGAATCTCAAGTAATTTTGGAAAACAACTATTTGTTACATCAACCCCATCAAAATATGCGGTTAATTCAGTTCCAGGAAGAAGACCTTTTCCTTCAAATTGAATATTTCTAGATCTTATAAACTGAGAATTATCTCTTTTAACTACTCTTTCCCCAACAGAAATTGAATTTCCTATAGTTGGTTCCAGTGATATTTTAGTTCCT